TATATATCATGCTTCCGTATCCGCCTTACCACCTGATGTTGGTGAAACGCAATCCGACTGGCCCCCGGTTTGCCCCTCTTGACTCCCGTGTCGAGATCGATCGTAAGGAAGAGACCCCTAGCCACTTTGCCGTGTTTTTACGACAATGTTATCGATCATTGGCACTACTTTGTAATGATTCGTGTTCCTTGGATGACTTGGACAAGAAAGAATATATCCAGAGTGCCGTTATGGTCGATTTGACCTTTTCCACTGAAGGTGTGGAAGAGGCGTTCAAAACCTATGACGCTTCTTTGACGAGCGTCATAGAAGGTACCACGCAACCAATCGACCCTGCCACCGCAGCTACACTTAATCTAGTCACGACCAAGAAGGAAGTCATCAGCTCCCATTTGATTACAGCTTTTATTGCAGCTTTAACGGTTCAGGTTGGTATCTTAGATGCGACGAAAGATAACGCCACCATAGTAGATGAGCGAATTCGTCACATGGCGAGAGTTGCGCATGTACGTAGTAACACTATGTTATTACACCTTGACATCATTAAAGAGACCTACTTTGGGAAACGCGCTTACCAGGATCTTGCCTATAGTGACAAGAAATTCTCAAATCTGTTCCTTCGACTCATGGGTTATACCCCGAAGGTTCAGTATTCAACCAAGTAGGGATGCCCGCGACGAGTGCACGGCTTAGATACTACCACGTGTATCAAGCCTCAGGGATTAAAGTGCACCAACAGCGGGATGATGGCACGTGGCCGGGAGTGGACCTTGCTTGAGGGGTTGGGTCCAGCTTCCGACCTGGGTGTGTTCAACAATAATTTAGCGAATGGGTACCGCGCTTTTGCAGAGCGTTACCTACAGTGTGAAGTCAACGGGGAGTTCAAAGATCCGTTGCCAACGAGTGATGCTGTTTGGATTGATGACCCAAACATGCGGCAGTACATTGAAGATGTGCATGAAGTGACCACGTTAAAGCCCGTGTGTTCTGTTGAGGAGGTAGTCAACATGTACCATGGCCCTAAGCGTAATAACTATCAGCGCGCATGCAAGAAATACTACCGTGATGGGGTAACCAAGATGGACGCAATACTCAAAAGTTTTGTGAAGTTTGAAAAATGTTCATTGCTAAAGGCGCCGCGAGTTATAAATCCGCGAACTCTACCATTCA